TACTGATTTTACTCAAGTAGTTGACAAACAAGCTGATAATGCTTTAGTATTAAAGTCTTGGTGTGATGATATGATGAAAGTGAAAGAATGGAATTTTGTAGGTTAAGTAGTAATTTTAATATCAAAGACATTGTAGTTAAAGATGAACAAATGTTCTTTGGTGAGAATGGTCAAGGCATTGGTTATTATCATGTCGATTTCCCATCCAAATCGGAATTAATAAACATTATACCAAAAGAATATCAACAACACTTCACAATTACATTAATGAAGGTAAATGTGGAAGTCCCTCCTCACACCGATAGCGGTATAAAATCAACAATCAATTTTTATATTGAAACTGGTAATTGTACCACTCAATTCTACAAATTTATAAGTGATAAGGTAGATACCAAACAAGTTACCGGTCAATCAGATGGTTTCATATACGATGAAAAAGATTTAGAAGAAACCAATTCATTTGTGGCAGAACCAGGTACTGCTTGGTTACTTGATGTTAGTCTACCACACTCTGTAAAGATTGGTGAAAATTTCAAAGAACGATTGGCGCTTGCCATGTCATCTACATTATGTTATGATGATGTAAAGATAATATTATCCAAAAAAGGACTTTTATAATGGAACGACTAGAGTGTATTAAATTTGACCATGAAAAATTGGTAGAGGATGTTAAGAAATATGTTTTTCCATTGGGACAACAGGTTATCCAAGGTGAAGAATATGAAACGGTTGCGTATCACGGATTTGGTGGTTGGTCTATCACTTCTCGAACCGGTGACTGGCGTGATGGTTGGGATTTCTTTCAGAACGATGAAGGTAAAGAATTAGAAGTTTTCTTTCCAAAGAATGATAACAACTATAAAACATTAAAGTTTTTTAATATTGCTATGTCAATGGAACATGATAAACCAACACAGGCTTGTCAAGGTGAAATTGCTAAACTGGTACAACAGATTGAAGAACTTGGTTTTTATCCAAGGCGAGTTCGTGTATCATGTTTAAAAGCAGGAGCTAAATCTCTGGTACATAAAGATTCGGATTTAAATGAGTATATGGCTCGTATTCATATACCATTAATTACAAATCCCAAATGTGTATTCATTCAATTTGGCCAAAACTTATACATGGAACCAGGAAATGCTTACATGGTGTGGGTAAACAAATGGCATCAAATTCGTAATGATTCAAATGAAGATAGATATCACATCATTATGGATGCGTATGATACAAAACATATTACACAGTTTTTTAAATATGAAGCTGATATTAATGAATTAATTAATCATCATAAAAATATTAGAAAACGTATCGATGAGGCGGTAATTAGTCCTGAAGAATATGAAATTTTTGAGGCGACTCGACAGAAGTTTATAACTAAGCCAAAACATGAAAACAAAAATACAGTTTAATTATTGTCCACCAAAACAATTACAGGACTTACAATCAGAAACATTTCCTGATGGTAAAAGATTTTATAAGTTGCCTGATGGTACAAAACTTCCATCGGTTACTACAGTAATTGGCGCCCAAAAGAAAAAGGCCATCATGGAGTGGCGTAAACGAGTTGGTGATGAAGTCGCAAATCAAATCTCAGGTGTTGCAACCAGGCGAGGTACCGCAGTTCATACTATGTGTGAGAATTATTTAAACAATGAAGATGTACCTCTACAAATGAATGATGCTTATGAAATGTTTCATTCTATTAAACCACATCTTAATCGTATTAACAATATTCATTATCAAGAACAAGCCTTATGGTCTACACAATTAAACATGGCAGGTCGTGTGGATTGTATTGGTGAATATGATGGTGTACTTTCAGTAATTGATTTTAAAACATCTAAAAAAATTAAAAGCCATGAAGATATTGAAGATTATTTTTGGCAAACAACCGCATATGCGTTGATGTATGAAGAACTAATTGGTGAACCTATACATGATTTGGTAATTATTATGGCCGTAGAAAACCATAAACCAATCGTATTCAAACAGAAAACGGAAGACCATATCAAAGGATTAGTTAATGCCATTTCATATTATGAAAATAGTGGTAAACAATAAGGCTGCTGGTTGCCTATATAAGTATAAACACTTATAATAGAACATATGGAAAAGAACAAATATTGGAAACAACTCTGTACACCAGAGCAAAATAAAAGACAAATGGCCGCCTTATCAATTTTAGGTGGATTTTTAACTGTCATTTTTCTTTTTTGGTTTTTTGGGAGTTACTTATAATGCCTAATAAAGATTGTGTGCAACAGAAAAAAAATAACCGATTTAATTATTTTATTGGTGGTATTGTATTGTTGTTAATTATTTTAGCAACTATAGCAAATTCGTAGAAGTTGTTTGAAAGTTGTTGTGGACGGCAGTTCAATTCTGCCCACCTCCACCAAAAGTATATTGACGGACCAGGTTCTTGGTAGCAAACTCGTAAGAGGCAATATACTTCTGATGGGGGTGCAAGGTTTCGACATGGCAATTAGTATAACAATGGAGAATCGTCAAAGCTAAAGACGTTAGGGTTGGGACTACTCGGCCGAAGAAGCAATTAAATTAACCGCAAACGATGAAAAGTTCGCACTTGCTGCCTGATAGGTAAGCGGAGTTTCACCAGGTGAACTTAGCAACAGAATCACCTGGATAAATAAAAAACCAGCAACACACAAAACGCTGGTAATACACATAAACACACACAAGGAGAAGTAAATGAGTATGACACCATACGAGATACGGCTAGAACTCTTAAAAATGGCCAAAGATATGCTAACTGATGATTATCACACAAAACGTGATGCTCTTCAACAACAATGGCATACACAGGTAGATGCAGCTAAAATTGCTGGTACAACATCACCTGACTACCCCGCCTTACCGGTATTCCCCACAGAAGAAGAAATTGTAAAGAAAGCAGAAGCTCTCAATCAATTTGTTTCTCAAACAACTCCACCACCTGAAGTTAAAATAAAAGCGAAAACAAATTCGTAATTGGAGACCAAAGCGGCCAGAAGTTTGGCCGCCCAAATCAAAAAGGAAGAAAGATGTTTAAATTTAACACACAGAAGTTTAACACATTAACAGTAATACTATCAGTACTAACATTAATCTATACAGCACCAACACTATCAAGAGAGTTTATTGAAACAGCAACCGAAAAACAGGTGTCTTTAGATTATCAAAAGCAAGTAGATTGCCTTGCTAAAAATATTTACTATGAAGCTGCTAGTGAAACATATGAAGGAAAATTAGCCGTAGCACAAGTAACACTAAATCGTGTAAATAGTGGCATTTTCCCTAAAGATATATGTTCTGTTGTTTATCAAAAAACAACGGATCAAAATTTAAAAACAGTATGTCAATTTTCTTGGACTTGTATGGCAAAAGAACTATTACAAATCCGTGACCGGTATAAATGGGAAGAATCTGTGTTTATTGCACAGAGAGCCTTGACAGTTCCTTTTTTACATGATAAGATAGCAGAAAGTAATGCTTTATATTACCATGCCGTGTATGTAAAACCTGGTTGGAATAATCATAAAGTCGTAGCTAAAATAGGAAACCACATTTTTTACACTAGAACATAATATGCCGACCCGTGATGAGATAAAAAAATTTAGTTTGATGATTGAAAAGTTGGTGACAGAGAATAGTCTAGGTTATATGGATGCAATCTGTCATCATTGTAAAGAAACAGGATTAGAAATTGAGGTTGCTGCAACATTAATTTCTCCTGCTCTCAAAGCAAAAATTAAAGAAGAAGCACAAGATAATAATATGTTGAAGAAAACGTCTAGACTGCCGTTTTAAATTTTATGATTGAAAATTCAGGTTTTTCTGCATTTGCGATGTTTCACGCATTGCGACTGCATTTCACATCCGATAGTTATGATTATTTTAAATATAACGGTAAGACTAACGTATCGAAAACTTCATTTTCTTCCCGCAAAGACAAATACTATTTCTACAAGTTAAGTAGAAAATATGACCTAATTGAACTTAGAGATTTTTATGTTTCAAACTTTATTAATGGTAAAAGTGATTGGGTTGGAGAACTATTACAAGATGGTGAAGAAAATTATAAAAAGTGGCAAAAAACCAACCAGAGCTTGACTTATACCTTTGAAAATGATATAATATACTTGTTAGATAAAGTCGATGGCGCTGAATTTTGGGCATTTGATGATTACTTTAAACCAATCGATGGCGGTTGGCCTAATATCATTACAAAATTGATGAAGAATGAAGTTGCGTTAGAATCAGTTTGTATTCTTGTTGAGATTGCAAATCTTATGCCAAAGTGGGAAAAAGAAATTACAGATGATTTAATTTGGCCAACATGGCACCGACTTATTAAAAAATATACGCCGTTTATACATTATGATAAAGAAAAGTTTTTACACATTTTGAAAAAAAAGATTAGAGAATATGCTTAAAGTCAAAAAAATATATTTGGACATGGATGGCGTAATTGCAGATTTCGATAAACAATATAAAGAACTTTATAAAATGTCACCAAAAGAGGCTGACATTAAAAAAGAATTCTATAAATTATTTGACCATTTTATCGAAACGGAACAATTTTCTAAATTGCCTCTGATGCAAGACGCTAAAATGTTATTGGATTATTTGGATAGTACCGGTGTTCCCGTTGAGATACTATCTTCAACAGCATCTGAAAAAAGACATGATGCTATAGCCCCACAAAAAACAAAGTGGGCTCGTGAACATGGTATCAATTATCCAATTAATTTGGTACCAGGAAAAAGATTTAAAAAATCTTATTCAAAACCTGATTGCTTATTGATTGATGATACTTCACAAAATATCGACCAATGGCGAGAAGAAGGTGGTGTTGGTATACTTCATACGGATGCCATAACCACCATTGGTATTTTGAAGATGTACACTTGACATTGGATAAATACTATTATATAATGAGAAGTCTGTGGATAAGTCGTTTTAATATACCGTTAATACTCCGTTTATACGAAAGGAAATACTATGAGTTTTGCAAATCTTAAACGCCAATCTGGCAACCTTGATAAATTATCTAAAGCAATCGAGGCACTTTCCCAAACATCCGAAGGTTCTGAAAAGGTAGATAATTTCTGGCGTCCAGAAGTTGATAAAGCTGGTAATGGCATGGCCACTATCCGTTTTCTTCCCGCATCTGAAAAAGATGGTGAAGATGGTTTACCTTGGGTAAAAATGTTCTCACATGGTTTTCAAGGACCTGGTGGTTGGTTAATTGATAATTGTTTGACTACAAAGGACCAAAAATGTCCTGTTTGTGAGCATAATTCTACATTATGGAATTCAGGAATCGAAGCGAATAAAGATATTGTTCGTAAACAAAAACGTAAATTAAATTATGTTTCAAATGTTTATATCGTATCTGATCCTAAACATCCTGAAAATGAAGGCAAAGTATTTTTGTTCCGTTATGGTAAG